AGCCAGCAGAAAATCAGGCAACCTCACGCAATACAGATGGAATACGCAGCCTGTCAGAGATAAAAAGTCTGATGTTTATGCTTTGGTGGCATATGATATAAAGAAAATATATTGGGCTAGGGGTGATGATCCAATAATTAAAAAAACATCAACTCGCTTGTACCCAGAACAATTTGCAGATGAAGAACAATTATTAAAGCAAGTTATAAATAGCTTTAATGAGTAAATAAACTGCTTGAATAAATTATGTGTAAAACATATTTAGACGTGTGGGTGGCGACGGGCATGAAGCTACCCACACGATATATTTATTTTACTTAAAGTAAACGTAACGTAAAGACTTTGCCCCAGCATTACCAATGATGGGTGTAGTCTTCTCGTAAACACGATCAACTAATTTTTGGCGATACATGACGTTAAGCGTCCAAGCAATGTCTGATACGCCAATTCCGGTGCTTAACGCTATCATAGTGGTTGTATAGCGCTTACTGCTTTTCATATGCTTTAATATAGCATCATACTTTTTTTGAGGTATTGGTTTAATCTTTCTCAGATCATTGTCAGTCACAAAGTTCTTATGTGAGGCTTTATTAACTGTAATCTGGCGTGGCCTCTCGAAAGTCTTGTTAATTTTATTGCGCAAACCACGCCTAATTTGTTCTTTCTCAAACGTGTAAAGTAAATGAGCGTACATCATTTCATATCGCACGCTCTTTGTTTGGCCTTTCATGGCTTCTCTGGTTTTTTGGAACGTCGCATAAGGGTAAGGCGCTGCTCCAGATTGTTTAATATCGCACCTTGTTCCTCCATGAACCATAGGTAGTAACCACGATTGCGTGTGGGGTCTGGCGTTTTCATATCCCTGATTATTTCCCGGTTCATCTTTTGCAGACGCCTCACTGACTTGTGTACGTCTTTCGCTGACATTGCCATTTATGTTCTCCTCAATCATTTTGTTCCTCATTATATATAAATTTACCGTTGCCATCGAGACGTGGCATTACTGTTCGCTTTGGCTTTTGTATTGATTTAACATGCCTAGCAAAAACATCATCCATGATGGATTCCAATTTTTCTTTAGTTAATGCTTTCATAACGATAATCCTTTCGGTCTAAGCATTGGCTTTGATGTGATTTTTGCAGAGCTAACATAGTTTGTTTCAATGCACTGTGCCATGCTATCTAAATGTGCATATGGTTCATATGCTGCCGGCAATGCGTTACCGCACTCCATTGCGCTGCGATACATTGTGTCATTGCTTAACTCTACGCCGCCAATAACGTAGGTTACAATGAGTGTTGTGTAGAATGTCATTATAATTTCTCCTTATTTTGCATTAATAAATTGATCCAGAAAAACTATAATCTCTGGCAAGTGTACGGCGGCTACAGCAAATAATGCTATAGCCAATCCGTCTTTGATCATTGTAATACTCATGCCGCCACCAACTTTTTAAATTCTTTTACAATGTTAGCTTTTTGACGTGTTCTAACCATCATGTAATCGGCTTTTTGCTTATCACTATCAGGCATTTCATTAGCTTCTTTTAGAAGCTTTATCGTTTCCATGTATAGATTATAAAGCTCTGATACTTGGATATCTATATTCTCTGCTTCCATCTCCTCAATTTTAGCATCTACAAATTCATTTGCTTTCTTCGCCGCATACCAAGCCATTCCGATAAGGACATTCAAGTCACTTCTATTAACGCGCTTATTTCTAGTCATTTTCATTAATTTATCTGCGGCATAATTTGAAAGACTGCCATAAGCCATTATTGCTCCTGACTTACAAATCCCTGCATCAACAGCTTCATTTATTCTTTTATCAGCTAAATATTTTGCATTAACTGCACCATTTTTATTGAAGCAATGAAAGTGAAGACGATCTTTTAATTTTAATCCATCGTCTGTTTTTATAGTTTTGCAGATTTCTTCGAATGTATATTTTGTCATAATTTATTTCCTCATTTTTGCATTTATACAGCCATTATAAGCATTTTTGCGTAGCGGTCAAACACTTTATATATCATTTATATATCACAATGTACTTGTGCATCTATTTGTATTGCTTTATTGCTGGTTTTATCAGACCCAAGGAGACTTAAAATGGTTGATAAGAGAGTATTAATAAATTTTAGCGAGCAGCAATATGATGCTGTGGCAAAGGCTGCGCATAAATCTGCATTGCCTTTCAGTTCGTTTGTTCGCATGGCTTCATATATGGAAGCAACTAAAGCGGGCGTGGAAGTTGCAAAGCCAGACAATGAGGCTGAAGCTGAAATAATTGCGTCGGATATTGTAGAATGATTATTGTTGGTGTTGATCCGGGTTTCTCTGGGGCAATTGCACATTATTGCACGCGCACTAAAGATTTAGACGTGCAGGATATGCCCACTATACTTAACAATCGCGGAAAAATTGAGATAGATATACATTCGTTACTGCACATGCTTGAGCCAGAAGCAAAAGATAGAATGGCTGTGATAGAGCAAGTTGCATCACGTCCCGGTCAATCATCTGTTGCTACATTTAGATTCGGCATGGGATACGGCGCGTTGATTGCGTGTGTGGCAGCTAATAAAACGCCCATGCACTTAGTTACGCCTAACAAGTGGAAGAAGCACTTTAATTTATCATCAGATAAAGACACTAGCCGCCAACTTGCTATTCAGCGTTTTCCAGACCATTATGAGAGGTTCTCGCTTAAAAAGCATGATGGGCGTGCGGAAGCTAGTTTAATTGCACTTTACGGTGCGGAAGTTTTAAATAAATAATTATTATAGGAGAATTAAATGCAGATAATACCAAGCGAAGAGCTGTCAAATAAGGCATATCACGAACTGCCTGCTATATCATCAAGCGCTGTGAAGACAGTCGCAACGTCATCATTGTACCACTGGAAGAATGCTAAGTTTAATTCTACGCCAACTATGATCTTAGGATCAGCATTCCATGCAATGGTGTTAGAGCCAGAGAAGAACTTAGTCACTAACTCTGGATTACCACGACGTGGCAGCAAGGCTTGGAAAGATCAGGAAACATTTCTTGGAGATGACGAGATATTACTACCAGAAGGCGAGTATGAACAATGTCAGAAAATGGTGGATGGTTGCTTACAAAACAAAATGGCGAGAAACTTACTGACTAATAAAGACATGCTTGCTGAATACAGCTTCATAGCTGAATGCCCAGAAACTGGTTTAGAGCTGAAATGCAGGCCCGATGGCCTGTTAAAAGAGGCTGGCATAGTAATAGACTTAAAGTCATGCTTGGACGCATCCTATCGTGGTTTTGATAAGGCTGTGAGGAACTTTAGGTATGACGTCCAGAATTGCTTTTACAGATACGTATTAAAGCTATGCGGAGTTGAAACTACAAACTTTATTTTTATCGCTACTGAGAAAAACAGTTACGCTACAGCTTGCTACGAGTTGTCCGATAAGTATAACAAATATGCCGAGGCCGAAATGTTTAAGACATTGCGAAAAATAAAAGTGGCACAAGATACAAACACTTTTGATACTGGCTGGCCTGAATTGGATACAATAAATCTTCCGGCATATCTTGATGAAGACCACGGCTTATAAGAATCCCAGTGCAGGGGTGCTGCACACATTTAAAGGAGAGGGTAAACAAAATGTTACCACAAATTTATAGAAGAACAGACATAGAAAAACAATTTGGTATATCTAGGTCTACAATTTATGCAATGATGGCGGAGGGCAGATTCCCTAAACCGGTAAAACTAGCAGATCGTGCTGTTGGGTGGCTTGAAGAAGATTTGAAAAATTGGTTTGATAACATGCAGGAGACAAAATAATGCAACATATTATATCTGGCGTTAAAGCGCTATACCCTAGGCTAAATGCTACTTACCGATTTGATCAGGAAGAGTATAAATCAGTGAAATGCTCGCCCGACTCGGAAGGCGCTTCATACGAAATGTCATTTAATCTGACAGGCGAGCAATGCAAAGAGCTGAATGCTGTTTGTATGCAGGCATATAAAAATGCGGCGGCTATGGATGCAAATAGCAAGCGCAAGTGGCCTGACCAGCCGTTAAACCTGCCATACAAGCGTGATGACGATAAGCAAGGCGATTGGATAGGCAAGGCTAAGTTAAAAGGCGCATATTCAGGCGATATTACAAACCCGCCACGCCAAGTAGATGCGTCACGTAAGAAGTTGCCTGACGGATTTGAGCTTACTTCTGGTTCGACTGTGAATATTGCAGTGACTGTAGTGCCATACAACACTGGCACGCTCAATGGAGTTTCATTGAGATTGCGTGCGGTGCAGGTGTTGGAGTTAGCTGAGAAGCAAGAGGCAGATGATCCGTTTACTGAAGTATCTGGTGGTTATTCTGGCGGCGCGTCACCTGTTAATGGTGTGGAGCATGACCCATTTGGTTTGCCACCATCTGCGCCTACAGAGTCAAATGATTTGGAAGATGACATTCCATTTTAATTAAACATGCCGTTAGACAGAACTTTACGAGGTTTTGTCTAACGGACACGACAGGACATTTGTGGAGGAAAAATATGTCATCATTAAATTTAGTTAGGCGTTTAGGTAGAAATGAAGAAAGCGATGAATGCTTTACGCCCGCAAATCAAATTTCGCCATTATTTAATTATTTAGATAAAACAAAAATTTATTATGAAGCAACAAGCGGCAAGTCTAGTTTAATACTGGATGCTTTTAATGCCAGCAAATATAATATTATTGGAAGCAATGGTGTGGATTTTTTTAATACAACATCAGATGATGTTTACGATGGAATAATTACAAATCCACCTTACAGCAAAAAAGATGACTTTATTGAACATTGCTATAAACTTGGTAAACCTTTTGCTTTATTTTTACCTGTTGCAGCCTTTCAAGGTAAAAGAAGGGGTAATTTATTTATGAAGTATGGCATGTCAGCTCTAGTATATAACAACAGAGTTGATTTTACAGGTAAGGGGCAGCCGCATTTTGGTAACGCTTGGTTCATGTGGGGATTCATGCCAGCTAACACAATACATTGGGTAAATAACCCACAAAAAGAAAAATTGAGGAAGGAATAAAATGCAAAATACGAAATTTCCAAATGCAAGCTGGGAGAGATACTCAGATAAAATTATAAGCGCACTATCATTGAAAAAGACTGCCATAGGTGAATATCATGGTGCTTGCCCGGTGTGTCAGGGCGAAGATAGGTTTTGGATAAAGGAAGACGCAAACAGCGATGTAATGGTTAGCTGCCGTAAATGCTCAGATTTTGCTGGCATTAAAGATGCGCTGCGAAGGCAGAGCTTATGGCCTGATGAGAATGAAAAGCCTATGACAAAAGAATACAACATAAGTTGGCCTGAACCAGAGGCAGAGGCTACGCACCCATACTTGGTTAAGAAAAAGATCGGGCTTGGCAATGCTGATATAAAGGGTGACATATTGGTTATCCCTGTAATTAATGCAAAAGGTAAGCGTGTGGGATTCCAGAGCATTAACCCGACAGGCGCAAAGAAATTTTCATCTGGTATGCCAGTTGTCGGAAATTTTAGCGTGATTGGCGGCAAATTAGACGATCTGGTTTACATATGTGAAGGATGGGCAACTGCAATGTCAGTGCATATGGCGACGGGTAGGCCAGCAGTATTTGCATTATCTGCGGGCAATATGACTGCCGTGATAGGTGAGCTGCTAGAGGCACGTCCTAATTTGCGCATAGTTATTGCTGGAGATAACGACGAGGCAGGCTTAAAAGCAATTGAGCGATGCGTGGCTGATCATGGAGTGCAATCAATTGTGCCTGAGATTGGCGGCTGGGACTTCTCTGATATGTGGATTAATCAGGGCAAAGATGCGACTGCCAAGGCATTAGAAGTGAAAAGCTTGTTAGATCAGGTGTTCTTCCCGGGTGACGCAATGCCACAATTAGACAGGAGTTATCTTGTTAAAGGATGGTTTGGCGCTGGGCAGCTATCAATGGTTTATGGGCCAAGCAATGTTGGTAAGTCATTCTTTGTGCAGGATGTGGCGTGGCATGTGTCTGCGGGGCAAGATTGGCATGGAAACAAGGTAAAGGGCGGTGTGGTGCTGTTTTTGGCTCTTGAGGGTGGTATGACTACGCATAATAGGATTGTAGCCTTACGCCAGCAATATCCAGAGCATGAGGCTAAATTAGCTATGCGTGCATTGCCAGTGAATTTACTTGAGGAAAACGCTGACGTGCAGCTTATCATTGATTTGTGCGAAGAGGTGAAGCGGGCGCATGGCGATATTGCAATGATTATCGTTGATACGCTATCCAGATCAATGCCGGGCGGCGATGAAAACTCGCCTGCATCATCAACGGCTGTTATATCTGCGTGTGACAGGATACGCGGCGAGACTGACGCCCATCTATTGCTTGTGCATCACTCTGGCAAGAACTTGGACGCAAAGGCTCGTGGGCATAGCTCACTGAGAGCTGCTGTGGAGACTGAGATAGAGCTATCGTATGACGAGGCGACAGGCTTGCGTACTGCATTAGCCACCAAGCAGAGAGATTTGGAGGGTGGGCGTAAGTTTCACTTTAAGTTGAATGTCATTGAGCTTGGGCATGACGCTGACGGCGATCCAGTGACAACGTGTGTGATTGTGCCGGCAAGCAGTGATGATGTCGAGAAGGCCAACAAGAAAGCTATTAAGGGCAAGAATCAGATATTATTTAAGACATGCTTCCAACAATTGCGCGGCGAGGGTATAGGCATGTCTAACCCTGCTGGCGTGGGTTGGCCTGAACCCAGCACGTTCTGGGTGATTAAAGAAGAGGATATTAAGAAGCATTTCATGGGCAAAGTATCTGGCGTGGCTAACCCATCACAAACCTACAAGCAGTCAATTGCAGGCCTCACAAGTGCTGGTCATATTGTGCAAAATGATGGCTATATATGGTTTTGCGATGATTTCGGGAAAGTGAGCTAAAATGCATACTACTAATTACCTACTAATTAGCATTAGTAATAACAATATCAATGACTTAGCCGAACAACTACTAATTGCAATTAGTATATCGTAACCAATCTACTACTAATACTATATACCTTTAGGTATAGTATATTAGTATGTAGTTAAGAGAATAGTATGAGATAGGTAAAATCGGGGTTAATAATTATGGAGAAAGAGATGAAGAAAAAGATAAACATTAGAACGGCTGGCGGCAAGACCGAGCCAAGCGATGGTAAAGGAGATCAAGCGATGGGTGACGAGAGTATGGTGAGGTCAGACATATTGGCGAAGGCTAATCTGCTGATAACGGGAGATAGAGCGAAACAATACGGAAGTGCAGATGAAAACTTCAATTGTATTGCGACGATGTGGATGGCTTATCTTGGCAGGCATATCTCTGCGTATGATGTGGCAAACATGATGGCGCTGCTGAAGATTGCGAGGATGCGCAATGGCGTGCATCAGGATAGCTCTGTCGATGGCTGCGGTTATCTTGCGTTGGCTTACGAGCTATCAAATGAGGTTGGATAGGCTTGAACAACAGCCTCACTTGAGGCATAGTATAGTTAGCGGGTTCTCCTCCTCCCGACGCATTGTTTTGCATTTCAATGCGACGCCCGCTTAACTAGGGCGTGCGGTTATCTTTCCTCACTGCACGCCCACATTACCCGGAGCAAAACGTTGTCTGAGTTTATCATTAACTTAACATTAGATTTACATTGTGCTGATAGTGATGACGCAGACCATGAGCTTAACGAGCTATGCGATTACATAACAGATAGGCTTACCATTGTGCCGGCTCAGACTGTACTGCAATCATTAGCAGAGGCGCTCATAGAGCTGCATGAGCAAGTGCTAGAGGAAGCAGGGCAGACAATGCATTGACTTACTGGCAGCATAACGTGACGGTGCGTTACAACACATTGGCACGCCGTTGCACGGGCGCACTCGCGTAATAGAAAGCAAATCTATAGTCAATAGTTTCGGATAAACTGAAAGTTAACATAATATACATTATCGGACATATACAGGTAAATCCACAGTATATCTAATGATTACAATGGGTTAGCCAAATATAGGTCAATATACAGCCAATATGAGCTATGCGTTGTTCCATTTAGGCGAAACTACACATCTGGCGCAGCGAGGAAGCCCCCCCGTCAACGGATTCTACGGGGGTAGTGTGTGTGTATAATCTCACGCACACAATTGCCTATGTTGCTTCTCGAAAAAAAATAATTTAAAGTATAACGGTGCATTACTTGAACTGCAAAAAGTAATGCACCTACACGGCAATAGATAAGAAAGGATAGCCGCGATGAGAAAAGAATTACCAACTGTAGAGTATTTACGCAAGACAATACGGTATGACGCAGAGACGGGCAGAATGTATTGGCTCAAGAGAACCAAAGAACAATTTTCGCCAAAAACTTTAGGCGTCGAAAAACGTGTTAAATATTGGAATACTAAGTTTGCCGGCAAGGAAACAGCTTTATACACCGATGGGCAAGGTTATCCTAGATGTAAGATTAATAAAAAAGCTTACAGCGCTCACAGAGTTGCTTGGGCATTATACCACGGCAAATGGCCTGATAAACAAATTGATCATATTAATGGAAATACAAAAGATAACCGCATAGTAAATTTAAGGTGTGTTAGCATGATGGAAAATGCAAGAAATCAAAAACGCCCCTGCACCAACAAAAGCGGATTTATAGGTGTGCATTGGGATAAACAATCGTCAAAATGGCGTGCGCAAATAGGTGTTAGAAGAAAAAAAATTATTCTTGGATATTACGATGATATAAAAGAAGCTGCATCTGCTAGAAGTGCCGCCGAAAAAAAATATAATTTTCACCCTAACCACGGGAGATAGGAGAACACCAATGGCTGGGAAAGCGTTACGCAGAAGAATACTTGCCGATGTACTAAGCAAAGGCGGTGCTGAATACTTGTTTGAGCAAATCGCCTCTGGTACGACACTCACAGCCCTTGCGAAAGAATATGATTGCTCCCGGCAGTATCTCAGCACATCTCTCAAGACTATCCCTGAGTATGAGCAAGCCCTACGTAAAGCTAGGCAAGAGGCAGCAGATGCACTCGTAGAGCAAGGTCTAACAATGGTAGATGATTTGGATGGCGGCAGCACATCAAGCGAGATAGCCGCCACACGCGAAAAGGTTCAGTGGCGTAAATTCATGGCAGGCTCGTACAACCAAGAGCGATACGGCAATAGACCCCAGACAAACGTGACTATATCCGTGGGTG